TGCAGTCCCCCCTTACATGTGTATAAATCGAATGGGGCGGGTATATTTATTCATTAATTGACTGACAATTCAAGAAATTTTAAAATTAATTTTCATCTGGCTGAAATTTTTCAAACCAATCATTGATAAACAGGATCCACTGTTGCTTCTGTTCATCAGTTAGTCCTTTGGTCTGTACTCTTCTGATGCATTCATCATAGCTTGTATCAATAAAGATCAGATCATCAGCACCAATGCGCTGCTTCAGTCTGTCCCTGTCACCTTTCATTGCACCACCTGTTATGATGTAAGCATTGTGCCATCTGCCTGATCTGTACCTGATGATGTCATACATCTTATCACGCAAATCAAATACAACAGACTTAAGTGATGAAGGCTTTGCATATCTGTCATTAACACTGATCATCTGCCAGATGTTATCCAGATCCACAATCAGATCATCTTCTGTAGCTACATCATGCACCCATGTTGACTTACCACTGCAAGGTGATCCATACACTATATATACTTTCTTTGGCACTGGCTTCTGCCATCCATTCTTGTGTCCGGTCTTCTGGAAGCCAAACCTTTCATGCTCTTTGTTGTGACATCTAAAGCATATGCATTCCACATTGTCAGGATTTAAGCTGACCATTGTATCATTCACATTGTATTCATCCAGTTCCTTCTTATGGTGAATGATCAGATCATACTTGTTCAGTATAGGCTTACCACATCTGCAGCAATGAACAAATCCATCTTCATCTGTTCTTTCAGCAATGATCACCTTTCTGAAAGCTTCCCACTGTTTACTTTTATAAAACTGTTCCCTAGTTAGCATCTTGCATCACCTTCACATGTAATGGACAGTTGATCCTAACTGGATCCCCAAGCTTTGGTGCATGCATACACACATTAGCAATAGCACAATCATTACAGTCAGGCATCCTGCTCATTCTGTCCATATAATCAATAGCTTCAATACATCTATATAAAATATCTTTAATATCATTATTTGTCATATAATCACCCATTGAAATAAAGCGCACATTGCTGTGCGCCTTGTTCTATCATTTCCTTTTTATTTAATTTGAATGGTTATACTTTGCTTTTATGTCTGCAATAGCTTTCTGTCCCATCACTTTATGTCCTTTATCGGTTGGATGTGTTGGAATTGATGCACTATCTGTTATATAACCTTCAGAATAACAATTTTCAAAAGTAATGCCATCTTTATCAAATTCAATAACATTGCATCCCATAAAATCAGCAACTTCACGAATTGCATTATTATACTGTGGTAGGTTGTTAATGCCATTATTAGTAGGGAAATGAGAGTAATTAATTCTTTTGAACACATTTAGTGTGCAAAGCCATATTTGTGCAGTTGGGTATGTATCACGCAATTTTTTTATAGTCAAACATAACCCTTCCTTAAACCCAAAACCACTGCCAACCACATCACTTTCAGGATATTGCCAATTATAATTATCAAAATAATCATCAGTAAGAAGTGTATATGGTTCATGGCTAAAATCATTAGTTCCCCTATAAATTATAATCACATCTGGTGCGATTCTTTGCATGGATCCTGCTATTCTAACACCACATTTCCTGATTTGTGCAGGATGCCATGCATGTGCTGTTTTTCTTGTTGTCGATGTCGCTTCATGTGAAGTGATAGATGACCCACTCCAACATACAGGGATTGTTTTATTACCAAGTTTTTCCTGTAATACTTCCCACCAAACAGTAGAAGTATTAGGATTGTAGTTATTTGGCAATCCAATTGATTTGCCTATATCAGCCTGTGTAGGTGTGAATGTCACTTCTGTTCCAATTTCTGAAGAAACAAATGTGTGGTCACCTAAAGATAAACCTTCTTGAACATCATAATATGTTAAATATGCTGATAATTCGACTCCAACATCATTTTCAGTAATGGTGATTTCTGGAACATTTGCATCTGCACCTGTATTTCCATTAGTGCTAATTGAATCACCAAGAATAGCAATTGTTTTACCATATAATAATTTTTCGTCAAGTAAATCAAGTGCTGTTTGTTTTTTAGTTGCTAAAGCATATGGTTCACCTATATTGGTTCGTGTAGTCAAAACAAGTTTTGTCCCGCCTTCAGGAACAACAAATGTTTCTGTATGCTTTATATCGTCATAATAGTCAGTAGCCATTGCAAGAACATTCATATTGTCATCTGTTACTGCCCAAATTCTTGCTTTGTGTGTTGCTCCTTGGTCACCACTAACTGTGATTATTTCACCTTCTTTTACTGGAATAACTGATGATGCTAACCAATTTGATGCAGATAATTCTGTAAATACCGCAACATTTGATTCTATATTCCAAAAGTGTTCACTTGAAAGTGTAAATTCAATGTTGGTATTCACATAAACAGATTCTTCAAGATCTTCTGATTCGACAAAATCGTATTTTAGCATTCTGTTTGCTAATATTAAAGTTTGGAAAGGACTTGCATCTGCAATTGTTTGTGTTGGTGCATCTGTATATCTTGCAAGGATTCTTGCATAATATCCAGATTCTAATTCCATTTTCCCACTTTTCCAATCATTTGCAAATTTAACAAACATGCTCCAATGTGGTGGATTTTGTGGATTAGTATAATATGCCACCCTATATTCAACACTTGGATCTGAATTTATATAACTATTTTCAGGAATTAATAATGCATCATTAGTTCTAACACGAGTGTCCCCTGTGACAAAATTGCCAGAAGTATTTAATGCCCCTATAACCCAATTAATCCAAGTTAAAGGAACATTTTTATAATAATCATTTTGAATAACATCAATTTGACCCCTGACAGCATCACCTGCACTTGGATATGTAATGCCATCTGCACCAACACGAATATCCACAAGTTCAGCATCTGCAGTAGTGGATCCATCAGGAAGTGCAATTAAGCCATCTATTCTGGCTTTTTCAACTGCTAATGCAGCTGCTTCAGCCTTTGTTGCAATAGCAGAATCATGATCATCCAGTCTGCCCCTTGCAGCTTCATCTACAACTTCAAATTCAATTTCATTGCCATTGGGATCAGGCAACACCAGTTTATTCATTTTTTCAGCCATTTGTTTCACCTCAATTTTACTGTTACTGTACCATTTTCATATGTAGCCACAAGATCTTTTTCATTCTGCAGCTTTTCGTAGATCTGAATTAATAAAGCTTCATTTCTGCTTCTTGGTGATTCCAGATCATCTGTTTCACCAAGAATATTTTCCAATATCTCTTCCAATCTGCTCTGTCCCATTTTAATCACCTTATATTGAATACTTCCAATTGCCATTCACTTTTATCCAAACCCTTTTGGCACGCTTCCAAGTGCCATCCACTTTGATCCAGACAGATCCTGTTTTCCATGCGCCATTAACTTTAAGTTCCATGCCACCTAGCATAGTTAATTTGTTTGAATTGACCCACGCTGAAGCAAGTGTTCCATTCAATGCCCTGATCCTATACTGAACAACAACACCTGCGCCATTTACTTCAACAGCAGTGGCTGTGAATGAATCTGTAGTGCTTCCGGATCCGGTAGTTGATTTAACAGTTGTAAATGCCTTCCATCCACTGTTGCCACGCTGATATTGAAGTTCATATCCAGTGATTACACCAGAAGCACCTGACCATGACAGTGTGATCTTATCACCTAGACCAACATAATTGCCAAATCCCGCAGTGATACTGAATTTAGTTGGCGCAGATGGATTTCTTGCAATTTTATCAAGTGTGAATGACTTTGAACCAGTGCAGTTGACTGCATATGTATAAATGGCAGCTTCAACTTTTACTGTAAATGATTTAGAACCATCACTTGCATGATCTAATGTTATAGATCCTGAAGTTGACCATGTTAAATACATGTTGGTTCTGCCAGTATAGTTATAGACAACTGTTCCATCAATAGTTACTTTGATAGAACCTGTAGCATACCAACTGGAAGATCCACCAAAAGGCTTTAAAGACCAACTAATGGTGGATTGATTCTTGGAAGTGTCCTGTTTAGCTGACCATGAAAGCGTTAATCCTCTTCCTTCATATGTACTTGTACTTACTGACCCGCTTAATGCCATTTAACCCACCATCCTTAATACTGGATGTAAATATCACCATTGGATCCACCGCTTGGTGCAGCTGTACCGCTGGTAATTGCTTTCTGATGTCCTGAAAGAAGACCCGCAGTTGATAATGTAACTTTCTTTGCATTGGTCATTCCATTCTGGCAATTAACATAAAAAGTAATATCTGTATCATTGCACAGAATCAGCTGTTCTACAGAACCGCCACCCGCTGCAGGTTCAAGCAGCTTTGCTGCTTCACCACCGCCAACAATAGTGGATCCACCATCACCAATGGAAACACCTGATCCATTTGCATCACCAGAAATAAACCTGATCATGTCACCTGTTCTGCTTCCAGAATTAAAACCAATGTTGCCTTCCATGTTACCGCCTAAAAGAGATAATACCTCTTCAGTAACATCTTTCAGGCTTTTGTCTTCACCTATTATGAAAAACTGCATTTAATTCACCATCCTTTAAAATGAATTAAGGAATCTCTGAAGTGCTTTTGCTGAATTTGCACCAAAGATGCCATCTACACCTTTAACATCATATTTCTGCGCATTTAAGAATTTCTGTAATGCTGTTACAGTGTTCTTACCACAGTAGCCATCAACTGCGCCTGCGCCATATCCCTTATTATTTAAGTATTTCTGAAGTGTCCTGATGCATACTGATCCATACCCGCCAAAAGTAGCTGAAATAAGGTTTGGTATATAAGGCTTGACAACCTGTGTCTGTCCACTGATTTCACCATCCTGTGGTGTACCAAGCCACTGCTGTAATCTCATAGTTGACTTATAACCAAACAGACCATCAATAACTAACTGTTCTTTAACTGGCTTTGGTGTAGGCTTTGCGTTCTTCCAGAATTCAACATAACATCTGTTCATGTCACAGTTGCCTGATATTCCATTGACCCTTCCAGTGCTAGAATACTGCTGAATGTCTGCGCCATTTGCTCTTTCATCAGTATAAAGTGCATACCACTTATAGCATTCACTTAACTGTGACAGATCATAGTGATTAATCTTGTAATCATAATTGTAGTAAACACCTGCCATATATCCGGCAGCTATTAACTTGTCGCAAAATACTTTAGTCATGGATGTGATCAGCTTCTTGCCAGGATGAACACCCTGTTTATTTGCCCAGTTCATGCTGTCATATTCCCAATCAAAGAACACAGGCATGTCAATATATTTCTTATATGGCGCAATTGACTTAATACAGAAGTCAGCTTCAGATCTAGCCATTAAATCTGTATAGGCATAACTGAACCAATAGATGCCAATGTGGATTCCTGCTTTGATTGCACCATTGATGTTTCTGATAAACTTGTTATCAACTGTGTCATTGTCAAAGCCTGCCCTGATGATCGCACCAGTCACACCATCAGCTTTAACCTTGTTCCAGTCAATATTGCCCTGCCATGATGCTACATCAATCATTTTATATGCCATATCTCAACACCTCCCAGATAATATAGATTAAAGGCATAGTTTTAATTAAAGCTATAACTGCTAAAACCACAGAAATGATTATCAGCAGTAAAGCAATTAATAAAATTTTCTCTTTACCACTCATTTTTTAAAGCCATTTCTTTCTTATATTCCAGTTCTTTTTTCTTTAGTTCCAGTGAAGCAGGATCATTAGTCCATTCATTTTCTTTATCCCAATGCTTCAAAAGGATCATTGCTGATGCAGGATCCGGCAGTGCATACTTTTGATATGTCTGAATAGTTCTGCCATTTTTTTCTGAATCAGTAATGGTCTGTTCTGTATAAGAAAAGCCTGTTGCTCTTTTGAATAGCGCAGCTTTTATTGCTTGCACAGGCTGTTTCCTGCCACTTTTAATAAGTTCGTTAAATTCGCTATACTTTTTCTTGTATTCACACATAGTGGCTTTATTGATGCCCAGATTATCTGCAATTTCTCTATCAGTTGCGCCAATTTGCAACCATTCTTTGATTTCTGCAAATCTTGGTTTAACATCAGAATCATACTTGTTTGGTCTGCCACTTTTTTTCATGAAAAATCACTTCAATTCAATTAATTCGTTTTTCCAAGTCATCAACTTTCTGTTCAAGTTTATAAGTTCTTTCAATGACTGCATTATGTTTATCTTGTTTTTTTTCCAGTCTGTCTATATCTTCCTTTATGCCTTTAATCTGTTCTTGGATCTTTACCATGCTTGTATCAAATGATGATTTAGCAGTTCTTGATACACCTAAATATGAAAAGATCCCTGTGATCACAGCAACAATGATGGAAGCTGCCCATGGCATTATTGCACCCATTTTTAAATCCTTTCTTCTTCATCCACTTCAGGAAGACCCGCCAAAGAAGTAAGCACTGAATAAACACCTGCTACAACTGCAACAGATCCTACAGATGCCCAATCAACTTCAGACATTACCTGACCAATAGTGAACATAGCAAGTGCTGTCTGTGCCATTGTTTTGATAGCTCTGACAGCTGCAGCCTGCACCCATTTCATCCAATTTCTATCTTTAAGCATTATTTTCACCACCTTAAAATATTATTTCTCTATCGTAATGTTACCCCCAAATAAAGCGCATTAGAATACCCCATGATGCAACGAAAAAAGCACCCTGATCAGATGATCCGGATGCCTTAATCTTATGGCTTAATAAATAACTGCACCCATTCAGTGCCATATTCACCGCCACGATAAAATCCAACACCAAGCTGTGTATAATTCTTGTTAAGGATATTGGCTTTGTGACCGCTTGAATTCATCCAACTGTTCATTACCTCTTCAGCAGACTTTTGCCCAGCAGCTATATTTTCGCCTGCATAAGAGTAAGAAACACCAAATTGCTTCAGCATGTCAAAAGGTGATCCATATGTTGGTGAATTGTGGCTGAAATAACCTTTGTCAGCCATGTCTTTTGCTTTAGTGTTTGCAATACTAGTCAGTTTATCTGACAGTGTAAGTGGTGAAACACCTGCTTTTTTTCTTTCTTGGTTCACAAGCTTCAGCACTGCTTCAGCCTGTGTCATTTCAGCCTGTGTCACTTTTGAATCCTGTGCATCACTATCACCTGTGCCGGATTCAGAAGTGGAAGTGCCAGTGGATCCATCAGGCAGTTCAACTTCATCCCTAGGATGGATCATGTGCTGATTCCTGAAATGCTTGTTTAAAATTAATACTTTTGCAAAAGGCACTTTGTACCTTTTCGCAATGCGCCACATACTGTCACCACGCTGAACATCACAGTGTTGTGCAGATGCAGGCATTGCTGTTCCAGTGGCAAGTGTAATGAAGGCAGCAAGGAAAAGTAATGTCTTTTTCATGATTTTATTATGCGCATTGATTCTGAACATATGTAAAAAAGAAGCCTGCACTTTTGTGCAAGCTGCGTAATAGGAGAGTGAAACATGAATAATCCACTAATAAGTGTATGCAGATCTGAAGGAATGGTTACAATAAATACTGTCATACGAAGTAAACTCCTTATCAAGAAAAAAGACCATCCCTTTACGCAGGATGGTCTTTCTTGTTAGATGAAGCGCAATTGGATGCCTTTGAATCTGTCTTCCATCAGCTTATCCATAAATTTTAATGCATCAGATTTCTTTTCAAAATATGAATGCCACTCCACTTCACGATTTAATCCTTTATCAAATTCTTTCCAAGCTACCATGTATTTCATAATTACTTCAAACCCTTTCTTTTTCCATCAATTTTAAATGTGATTCTATTTGTCAATTTTGCTTCCAGAGTAGTGAAGCAAAATGTTTCAGCTGTAATTTCATTGTTGATTCTGTAAATGCTTTTGATTTTCATGCCATTTCTTTCTGCATATTCAATGACCAATTTTTCAACATCATATATTGTCATTTCTCGTTTTCCTTTCCTCAACCTTATGTATTCATTATATCAGTGTACACTGATATTGTAAATAGATCTGGTTAAAGTAATTATTTTCTGACAAAATAAAAAAGCACCTTTAAAGGTGCTTTGATAAATATATCAGCTATGTTTTAAAAGTCGCTGTAATCGTTGATTTTAGGCTTCATTTCAATCTTTCATCAATCCAAATTGGCGCATTAACCACTTCAGCCACTTCAATTAATCTTTGGTGTGGAGTTTCCACAGTGTACTGCATGGTTTTTTCGTCAAAGTCAATGTCCATTTCTATGATAAATCTACATTCTTTTCCTTTGTAATTAGTATAGATTATTCTTTTCATTCCATGTCCTTTCTTATTAAACCTTTAATATATCCTTGGATATTGCCACACTGATCCAACTGATCAATAATGTCAGCATCTGTTTTCCGGTTCAGGTTCAGCTTCACCTGTTTTACATTCTTTGCATTATATTTCATTGAAGCCTTCACATGTGCTTGTCTTTTGTCTTCCATTCGTTAACCACCTTCCATTCATCTTCTGTGATCCCACCACAATCATACTTTTCCTGTAAGTTATAATAACACTGTCTGAAATACCTGTCATTATG